TGACTGTCAAATCCTTTTTCATCAATTAACCATCGTAAAAATGGAGCGATACCTTCCCAGAAAGATGGACTTAATAAACCAAGTTCATGGAGGTTTTTATACTTTAGTTTAATGTCGTGTATCGTGTCTGGTCTTAATTTTTTCATTGTTTATATCTTCTCCACATCTGATTCAATTTTCTTAATGTTTTAACATTATAATGCCAATCATCTTTATTAATAAGACCATTATGAAAATCATCTACATATTCCCAATCAGATTGAAACCATACTATCTCACCATCATCATTTCTAGTTTCAAAACGATTATCCATCTTATTATAAGGATTGTCTGCACACCAAGCTTCTATACGTTCTCTCAACAGTACTAATTTATTTATCATTATTTCTCGCCCTGTCTTCTTATAATTGTTTATTAATAATTCATTAGATTTAGCTGTTGCAAGTCTCATTTTAATTCTTCTCCTTTGTGTGTGTATCAATAAACCATAATGCAACAACACAGATTCCAAAAACACATATAACCTGCATAAAGAATAGGAGTGTGTTTATTGCGTCGTATAATTCTTGGATGGTAGGTGTTTCAGTCATTGTAATATCCTTATTGTGTAACTGTGTGTGATGAATAATAGGTGACTCAGTGATAGTGTGCTTGGACACAACTATATGGAGAGGTTAATGCGACTAAGCCACCCATTATTATATTCTCTTCAAGCCCCGTAAGGGGCTGACCGCTACTGGGCGACGTACTCGACGAGGTTCTGACCATCCCACGATGCCCGCTCGGGCAGAAGTGATGCGTCGGCGTCAGCCGGGGCGAGGATGGCTGATGGAGTATTGTCGGGGAGTCGCTTGCTACTGCCATTGATGACCGCTTGAGTCTTGCCCTTCTTGCCATCTGTAAGACGAACAGTGGTGTCCATCCATTTGGCAGGGGTGTAGTAGTAGCGAGATGTGGTAGGAGACTGTTGAAGAAAGAATGTAATCATAAGATGATTCCTTTTGTTTGATTTTCAATGATAACTGAATTTCGGAAATCAGTTTCCGAAGCAAGCCCGCTTGCTATTAATACTAGCCGCGTACTATTTTGTGGTAATTTTGAGAGTTTTGGAAATGCGCTCGTAGATTTACGAGTTTTAACGAAATTAGGATGGATCTGTAAAAGATAAGCCGTCCTCTTATACATGTACACCTCTTTTTGAGTGTAGGGCGTTGGGGACGGATTTTAAAAGGCTATAGCGAAAAAAAATGCACCCACAAGTCTTAAAAAGAGGGTGCTTTTGCTACGCCAGACGGTAAGGGTTTTTACCTATACCGGGCAATACATTTTTGTAATAAATAGTAATATTGTGTAAAAAAAAAATAAAAACTTGTTTCCCCGTATTCAATAGTTGTAAGAACTTACCTTATGAAGAAATACACCTTAGAGATCATTTATGATGAAATTACTGGTGAGTTGGAGTCTTTGAAAGAGTTTATTACTGAAAAAGAATCCGTTTTGGCTATTACAGCCAGTGAAGAAATCATGGAAAAAATTACTAAAGCAGACTTAATTGAGTCGCTTTTAGTACCTTGCCCAGGGGAGTGTGTTGGGGAAACCTAATGCGCCAATACAAAATTGGCAAAAATACACACCCAGTCTATGAAAATGACGATGAGGTCCCAAATAATTTAAAGATTGTTGAAAATTGGCGTGATGCCGAGCTTGGAGACTGGCTTAGAGCGGATGACGGGAACGTTATCCAAGCTTTGAGGGTCAATAAGGTCTTAAATCAAGGTAGGTACCCTATAAAATACATAGGAACCTGCACCGGAACGTATCTTTGTAGAAAAAAAGACACGATGGACACTGAAAAGCGAGAGAATATATACACTTTCTCAGCTTGCGCATCTAATAATACAGCGAAACGCATAAGAACCCGCAATTACCTAACTGCGAACGAAGCTGCGTTCTCAAAATATATAGCCAATGGATTTACACCCGAAGAAGCCTACAAAAAAGCATACGGCACGACAAGTGAGCGATATGCGAAGATAAAATCTGCCGTCCTAGTAAAACAGGAGCGAATTGTGAGTGCTGTAAAAGAAGAAATTGACGGAGTGCTAAAAGGGTTAGGGATAGATCTCAAATATCTTATAAAAGGCGTAAAGCTTGAAGCTGAAAACGCCGACAGATCCAATGACCGTTTAAAAGCCTTCTCTATGCTTTGGGATGCTGCCGAAGTGATACCTAAAAACAAGGTAACACAACTAACTGGCGCAGTCTTTCAAGGTTTTTCAGATAATATGCTCGAATCAGCAAAACGCCCAGAACTTAAAGGTGAAGTAGCTGATGCCGGGTCCGAATAATTTAGACGAATTTTTAAAAAATTTCGACGCAAAGCGTCCTGCCGCTCCTAGCGACGCTACTCGCGTTGACCAGCCTGAAGCCATTATATCTAATGGTGAAATTTCCTATCCTCAGCCAAACCAAGACCCCTGGGTTGGTGGAACTGTTACTGATTTTCTTCATCGTTATGAGGTGAAGGATAAGAATCCGGAAATAGCCGCTAAACAGAAAGAAGCTTTAAAGAATGCTATTGATTTCTTTTCTCCTCAATCTCTTGGGGGACTTGCTCTTGTTGCTGGTGGACCTCTTGCTAGTTCCGTCAGAAGAGGGGCGAATAGGGGCGCTAAAATAGTAAAAGAACTAAGAAGAAGAAACGCCATTGAGCCATTGCCTGCAAGAAGCCCTGAGCAATACTATGTAAAATATAAAGTTGACAATACGATTAAAGCTGCAAAAACCAAGCTTCCTGCAATAAGCCAAAAGACAGGCACTAATATATTTGAAGACAGTCAGTATAATATAATTGAAAACGTGAATAGAGTACATCCAAATTTCCCAGAGTCTATTCACAGGATACAAATAAGACCAAAGGGATCGTATAACAAAAGTGATAACCTAGCTCATATGAAATTTAGAGTAACGGATTTAAACAAGTTAAAAGCTAGAAGAGGCGATATAAGAGGAGAGAGGTTTAACGACATGGATTTGGCTATAAAAATGGTAGAGGGCAAAGGTTTAAAGAATCCAAAATATATATCTGGAGTTCATTTTTACACAGATATAGGCAATCCAAAAGATTCTGCAAGGGCTTTAAAAATGGTATTTGACAGATTTGACGACGATTGGATCCTTAATGAGAATACGCTAACAATGGATTCTTTTACAATAATGGTTAGCAGTATCTTGAGGAACTATGCTAAAGAAATAGAATTTTTAAAAGGCAGGGGAAGAAATATTTATGGTTCGTCACAATATTCGCAGCTTACCAAAGCATCGCAGAAAGCCCTGCAACGCCCAATAGCCAATATTCAGGTAGATGCGAATTCTAAGACCCTATATAAAGACATTCTCGGCAAACTGTCTTCAGGTATGGAAAGATCCGGGAAGCTTGTTGGAAACCCCAAGCTTGGGGAAGAGGGACTGTCTGTTATCTCAAGACCTTTTATAATGAAATCTTTCAAAGATAAACTAGCTGGGATATTTGGTTTGTCAGCCGTTGAAATGTCTGATTTCTTAGAACAAATAACAGAGGAAAATATGACCATGGACAAAAAGGAATGATAGACGCATATGTGGAATATGGAGCAATTGGCGTTATTGTTTTGTTGTTTATTGGTATGATCCAATTTTTAAAGTCGACTATGATGGGGAAACTTAATGAAATTGAAGAAATATGTATCAAACTGATAGACAGGTGGAATCGTTCAGACGAAATCAGCCAGAGACACAGGGAAGATATTGTCAAAGAGCTAAATGATGTAACTGATGATTTGGCTTATTTAAGAGGAAGATTAAACGGAAAGGATAAATAATGCTTAGAAGAATAATTAGAAGGCTTGTTATCAAGCACGGGTTTATTGGATTGCTGCTTTTTATCGGAGATATTGCAGTGCAGTTTACGCCGTCAAAAAAAGATGATAAAAAATGGGAAGAAATAAAAGAGCTGCTTGATAGCTTGGTTTGAATATAAACACCCAAAATATAGATAAGGCTGAGGAAGCCTTGTTGGAAGCGTCGAAAGACATGATAGCCTTTGGGAAGCTTTTTCTTCCCGATGACTATATGCGTTCAGAAACGCCCTGGTTCCACTATGAGATCTCTGATTCTATAATGGACAAAGAGATAAAACAGCTTGCTGTAATTATGCCACGCGGTCATGGAAAGACAGTACTGACTAAATGTGACATACTTTGGTCTTTTCTTTTTACCACCAAAGAACCATTGTTCTATGGATGGGTATCTGCTACGGCAAAATTGGCAACTGGTAATATGGATTATATTAAACACCACCTGGAGTTTAATGACCGTATCAAATATTATTTCGGGGACCTAAAGGGAAGAAAATGGACAGAAGAAGATATTGAATTAAGCACAGGACACAAACTCCTTTGCAAATCAAACATTTCAGGCATTCGTGGCGGCGCAAAGCTCCATAAGCGATATGACCTAGTAATATTGGATGACTTTGAAGATGAAAATAATACCATTACTCCAGAAGCTCGAGCAAAGAACAGTAACCTTATCACTGCGGTTGTTTATCCTGCTTTGGAGCCTCATACTGGTCGGCTGCGCATTAACGGTACTCCTGTCCACTATGATTCTTTTATTAATAATCTATTGACAAATCATGCGAAAGCAGAGACTCAAAACGAAGATTTTGCCTGGACAGTAAAAACATATAAGGTAATTGACAGCGATGGCAATGCATTGTGGCATTCGTGGTTCCCGTTGCCAAAATTAGAAGAAAAAAAGAAATTCTATCAGGATTCTGGACAACCACAAAAATTCTATCAGGAATATATGATGGAAGTGCAGAGCGCCGATGATTCCATATTCAATATGCGCCATATTAAATATTGGGAAGGCAATTTCCTGTATGATGATAAAACTAATTTAAGTTATGTGGTAACAGATGGAGATGCAATTCCTGTGAATGTATTTGCAGGGGTAGATCCGGCTACAGATTCTGTGCGACGGGATTCAGACTTTTCCGTAATAATGGTAATAGCAGTTGATGAAAATAATACGATATATGTGTTGGACTATATTAGGGAACGCGGATTATCTGTTCTTGGCATACCTGGTGAGGGTCGGGATGGCATTGTTGATAAGATGTTCAATTTAGCAAAAATTTACCATCCATCTCTTTATGTGGTCGAAGATACAACTATGAGCAGACCCGTTTTCCAGGCATTGATGTCAGAAAGTAGACGAAGAAATGATTTTTCTGTTCGTTGGCGTGAAGAAAAACCGGGAACAAGAATGAGCAAACTAGATAGGATACAAGGAGTTCTAGCACAGCGAATGACCATTGGTTCAATAAAAATTAAAAAAAGTCATTACAACTTACAGCATGAAATAGTTACATTCGGACCACGTATGGCACATGATGACGCTATTGATGCGCTTGCCTATGCCGTCAAATACGCTTACCCGCCCCAAAATATAACCGTTCACAAGGATGGCTCACACAGTCGTCAGATTAAATCGCCCAAAAGTTGGATACTTGCGTGATAGTAATTGGCGAAAAAAACAGATAAAACTGCTGATAGAGTAAAGCAATTATACGATGCTCTGAATAACTCTTTTCGAGAGAGGTGGGAGACTACCAATCAAGAGGGTTATGATTTTTATTTAGATAATCAGATCTCTGCAAAAGAAAAAGCTGCGTTGGAAGAGACTGGAATGCCGACCTTTACGATCAATCGTGTCATTCCTGTTGTTGAAATGCTTAACTATTATGCTACGGCATCCAATCCAAGATGGCAGGCGATAGGTGTTGAGGGCAGTGATTCTGGTGTGGCGTCTGTATTTGCTGATATTGCTGATTATATATGGAATGGCTCAAATGGGCAGGCTCTATATTCTAACGTTGTAAACGATGCCATTACAAAAAGTGTCGGTTATCTATTGGTAACGGTGGATCCGAATGCTGATCAGGGTATGGGTGAAGTAGTTATTCAGCAGCCCGAACCCTTTGATATATATGTAGACCCCAAATCGCGAGATCCATTATTTAAAGATGCGGCACATGTGATGATTCGCAAGGTCTTTACCCGCACCCAACTTCAAAAAACCCTTCCCCAATTTGCTTCTAAAATTAAAAGAGCATCAGGACGCTTTGGCGAAGAGATGTCATACAGCTCCAATGCTACCGATACGGGGGATATTCAGTATAAGGATATTTTAGAAGGTTATGACAAAGAGGGCGGTTCAGATGAAATGATAGAGCTTTTTGAGTTATACGAAAAGCAGCAAATCAAATTTTATAATATTTTTTATAGAGTTGTTCCCTCTCGGGAGGAAATGAAAAAGATAACACAGAATGTTCAGGTTCAGATAGAAGAAATGCAAAAAGAAATGTCTGTGGAAATGAAAGAATTGCAAGCCAAGTTATCTCAAGCCGTTGAAATGGGAGAGATGCTCCCAGAACGAATGCAGTTAGAAGTTGAAAAACAGACCAAAATGAATCAACAGCAACTGGAAGCTGCTCAACAGCAATTAATGGCTGAAGCCCAAAAAGCGGCTAGCATTGTTCAAAACAATGTAGTTACTCAAAAAGAGTATAAAGCTTTAATGGAAGATGAAGCCTTTGCTTCAATGGTAGTAGAAGTTATTGAATTTTATAAACCCGCAATTAAACAAAGTTGCGTAGCTGGTGATATAACCCTGTATGAGAAAGATTTGCCCATAGAGCATTATCCTCTTATTCCATTTACTTATAAATGGTCAGGGACACCTTATCCAATGAGCGCTGTGAGTCCCTTAGTCGGGAAACAGCGTGAGATTAATAAGGCGCACCAGCTTATGATTCACAACGCGTCATTGGGTTCCTCCCTTAGATGGATGTATTTCGAGGGTTCAATTGATACCGACTATTGGGAAAAGAATGCCACTGCTCCCGGCGCATTGCTTCCTGTAAACCAGGGATTTGAAAATCCAAGAGAAGTACAGCCCGCAGCACTAAACAATGCATTTTTCCAAATTGTTCAGCAGGGCAAGGGTGATATGGAGTATCTTGCAGGAATATATTCTTCAGCACAGGGTGACACCCAACAACAGCATGAGACTTATCGTGGCATGCTGGCTTTGGATGAATATGGAACCCGTAGGGTGAAACAATGGCTGAAAAGCAGTATCGAGCCCGCTTTGAAACAGGTAGGAGAAGTTGTCAAGCAATATTCCCAAGCAGTGTATCAAGCACATAAAGTATTTAGAATTGTCCAGCCCAACGCACTCCAAGAAGAAAAAGAGGTAGAAATAAACATACCCATCTTCAATGATCTGGGCGAAGCCATTGGCAAGTGGAATGATTATGCCACCGCAAAATTTGACGTAAGAATTGTAGCAGGCTCAACATTGCCTGTAAACCGCTGGGCTTATCTGGCGGAATTAAAAGAACTGATGAAACTTGGTGTTGTTGATGACCTTGCTGTACTTGCTGAAACCGATATCAAGGATAAAACAGCGATTGCAAAACGCAAGAGCTTATATCAACAACTCCAACAAGCCGTTGAAGCACTTCAAGAGCAAGTGAAGGATAAGGACGGGACTATCGAAACACTTGAACGACAACTAGTTCAAGCTGGAATCAAGGATAAGATTCGCACGGTAGAATCAGAAATTCGCAAAGGTGCAGTAAAGGCGCAGGGCAGCATGGCTCTAACCGCCGATAAGGCTCGCGCTGATGCAGGTATCCAAAAACAAAAAGCTCAAGTAGAGCTTCAAAAAGAAAAACAATCAAGGAGTAATAATGGAACAAGAGAATAGTTCTGCAAACTCCCCAGTAGAAGAGCTAAATCCTGATATTGATTTCTCAAAGGATGATGCTGGTCTAGGGGACTCAGGCGACTTTTTTGAATCATTGGACCGTGAGGTGAACGGAATGATTCTTGATAATGATACAGTCGATGCAGTTGAAAAACGGACAACTCAACCAAAGGTTGACCCCATAGTACAACAGCAGCCGGACGATCACCAGCACGATTGGGAAAAGCGGTATAAAGATTCTTCAAAGGAAGCGCAAAAACTAAAGTCGCAACTAGACGAATCAACACAATACGCTCCCCTAATCGAGCGATTAAAGCAAGACACGGGAATGGTGGACGCAATAAAAAATTACATCGACAATGGGGATAAACCCCAAGATGTAAAGCAGGCACTTAATCTCCCGGAGGATTTCGTATTTGATCTAGACGATGCCGTGGCAAATCCAAACTCAATGAGCGCAAAAGCGTTAGAGCATACGATTTCCGGTGTTGTGGATCGCCGTGTCAATAGTCAGCTGGAACGTGACCGACAATATCGCAATGAGGAAACTCAAAAAGAGCGACAAATGCGTGAGGCTAAAGAGTTTCAAAAGAGAATGGATTTATCGGATGGTGAATATAGTGAAATGATGGATTGGGCGAATAGTCACGAAACATCTTTGGAAGATATTTATTTTTTGAAAAATCGTGGGGAAAGAGATCAGAAGGTGGTCAAGGGCGCAAAAGAGGATATGTTAAGGCAGATGAAATCCGTAAGGGATATTCCAACAAGCGTATCAAATCATAATACAGTGAAAACAGAGCAGAAACACGAAGATAGTGTGTTCGATGCTTTGAAGGAAGTGGATTCTGGACTAGATAGTTTGTTTAAATAAAAAAAGTGCCTCATTTCATATTAATACGAAAGTGAGGCTAACATGGCTGATAATCCTTTATTTTTATCATCCCATGCGCAAGCACAGGTTGAATCTTCGTTTAATACTGGTGATTTGCGGAGACGGTATGACTTTTCTAACCGTGTGTCGGAGCTTTCTCCCGACCAAACTCCGTTTTTCCGAGTATTAAGCAAGGTGGCTAAAAAAGCCACAACTGATCCCGAGTTTAAAACACTCGAACAACGCCACATGTGGCACAAACGATATGCTTATGCAGTCGCAATGGACTTGAGCGCAAGTGCAATTGGTTCTGGTGACAATGACAACACCTATTCTGATTTTGCATTCGCATCATCTGATCTCCAAGTTGACGACGTAGCATGTTTTAAATTCGAAACTGATTACCTATCTGCTGGTAATGTACAGAATGTCTTAGGACAATCTGGTACTGCAGTAGGTGCATCTGGAACACAACCAATCTTTTTCTTGGTGAATCAGATTGTTAAGGTTCCGGTACGCCTGGTAGCAGACGGAGATCGCGTTGATGAAGCATCGCCATCTACTTACAGTGAAGATTATCTTATGATTAAGATTACAGCACTGGGTACACCGGCGACAGGCGCCGATTCGGAAGCTATTTATGCTGTAGGTAAAGTTGTCAGACCTATTTCTGCAAGTGCGGATAATTATATCCTCCCAGGTGCGAAATACGAATCTGATACAACTTCATTCGATGGCATGATCTCAAATGCATATGTCGAAGCTGACAAATGTTATGTTGTCGGTTCTGCTCATGCGGAAGGTTCTGGATTCCCGGACACCTACAAAGATACACCTTACAAAGATGTAGTGGGTTACACGCAAATCTGGAAAACAACTATGCAGATGACCAACACAGCTCGCGCAACCGAGTTGAAGTTGGCAAAAGATGAATGGGCAAGAGTTTGGAAAAACAAACTCATTGAACATAAATGGGATATTGAAACAGATATTCTGTTTTCATCTAAACAGAAAGACTCCGATGGGGTTCGTTACACAGCTGGTATTGTAGACTATGTACTATCCAGTGGAAACATATTTTCAATTGACATCGCTAGCTCTCAAGCTAATGGTGGCACATCTTCTGATGATTTTCTTCAGAATATGAGTGATTTTATGGATCCACGTTATAATAGTGCAAATGCTACTATGTTCATGTGTGACACTGCTACTTATAACTGGTTACACAAACTGGGTGGTTTCCAAGCCAATACAATCGATATCAATAGCCAATTCAGGTATGATTTCGCTGTCTCTGGTAAGAAATCCTTATTTGGACTTCCGGTTACGCAGATTACTACTCCATATGGTGACATGAATGTTGTTCGCAATGTTCATCTCGATGGATCTCCAGTAAAAATTCTGGCAGTGAACTTAAAGCACGTTGCTTACAGACCATTGGTCGGTAACGGTGTGAATCGCGACACTTCGGTGTACGTGGGTGTTCAAAGTCTAGAAAATACGGGTGTTGATCGCAGAATCGACCTCATTCAGACCGAAGCCGGTCTTGAAGTCGTTATGCCTGAAGCACACGCTATCTGGAAATAATGATTATTGAAGGGGGAACCTCTGATACAAGTTCCCCCACTAATCAAGAAAGAATAAAATGGCATCATTACAAACACAAATAGAAGCTATAGCTGGATCTGCCACGAATGCTCTCCAATGGGCAAACGATGGCATAAAAGCGGTCATTAATCGTATATGCGTTATTAGTCCTGAATCAAAACATTTATTTGCAACCAATATTGATGAAGCTAACACATCCTCTGTTAGTGTTAGCGATAGGCAACATATTATTAGTGTAGCAAGAGGAAGTAAAGTTGCTACTGAAATAGATCCTTCTAAAAGATTTGTAGCCGCAGAGTCTTCTTCTTTGCAAAAAGCTACAAACGATTATCCTCAATATTATTTTCTCAATCAAGAGGTCAAGGTTCTACCTGCGGGAAGTATGTCCGTTAGTAAGGTAGATTACACCGCTCTATTAAATTTAACTAGCAGTACAATTAGCAACTTTCCACTAAGTCTAATCCCACTTGTTGTTAATTATGCAGCTATGAAATCATTACAAGAAAAGATGGTCGGCTATACGGGGCTTTCAGGGTTGGTTCTCTCTTTACCTTCTGTACCTCCTCAACCTACGTTATCTTTCTCAGTTGCTGACGGCATGAGTGTTGTGAGCAATGTGGATAACGTATCTTTACCCGAGTATGTCTCTGTAGCCGACCCATCAATTGGTACATTGGATTTAAGTTCTGTTTTGGCTCCAGCGGTGCCAGTTGCTCCGTCTTTTTCATATACCGATGCTGCATTGCAGGAAAAAGCAGAACAATTAATATTGTCGTTATCAGGAGCAGTGCCTACATATACTAAACCGTCAATGGTATTAAGCGCGGCTCCGCCAATCGGAGATTTGGCTATTAATTCTACGGCACCCGTAACACCCGCAACCCCAAGTTTTACAACGCCGACTATTGGAGCTATAACGGTTGACACTACAGCGCTTTCTAATTTTGGGACTGCGCCAGCTTATTCTTCTCCAGCTTTTGTTCCTATTGATTTTTCTAAAATTACATCTTTAATTGATACAGATGAGGACATTGAGCTTGCACAGGTAAAAATCACAGAAGAGCAAATGAAACTAACTGAATTTTCAAACAAACTTCAGGACAGTCTAAATGTGTTTAATGAACAAAATGCTGAGTATCAAGTTAAGTTGCAGGAGGCAACACAGCAGGCTCAGATAAATGCTCAAAAAGCACAATCACAGGCTCAGATAGACGCAACAGATGCGCAACAGGAGACTTCGTTGTTGCTTCAGAAGGAAAATCAAGAATATGCAGCTTCTTTGCAGAAGTATAGTGCTGAAGTTCAAGAGTATCAAGCTAATGTGGCTAAAGAAGTACAACAGTATCAGCAGAATCTTGAGGGGGATTTGAGAGTTTGGCAAGCCGAAAGACAGACTGATTTACAAAAATATACTTCTGATATACAAAATGAATTGAATGAATTTAATTCTGAAAATATAAGTTTTCAGGCAGATCTTCAAAAAGATATTCAAGATTTTCAAGCAGACGCTGGCAGAAGGCTTCAGCTAATGCAGCAGTCTACGAATCTGGATGCCCAAAATAGGGGCAAGGCGCTTGAAAAAGAAATAAGCCAATACAATGCTGAGCTTCAGAGATATACTAGCGGATTACAGCAATATCAGACCGATATAGGAAAGGCTGTACAAGAATGGACATTAAATAATTTAAACTATAAGCTTGCAAAATGGCAGGCAGATATTAGCGAAAATTTAAACAAATATCAGGCAAAAGTTTCTTCTGTAGTACAGAAGTATTCAGCGGATATATCTAGAATGGGGGCGCTTACCCAGACTGAAGCTAATAAGCTGGCAGCTTTATTGCAAAAGCAAGTAGCAGAGAATAATGTAGAGTTGCAAAGATTTAGTTCTGCTCTACAGGATTTTTCACAAAGATCACAAGTGTACCTTGCAGAATATACTGCGGACCTTCAAAAAGTTCAGGTTCAATACCAATGGTATGAAAAACAATATGCAATGGCAAAAGAGCAGTATGAGCGCGGTTTTGAGCCATTTATGATAAGGAGACAACAAGATGGCGAACAGAATAGAATTCGCAGTTAGTGCGACCCCAATTAAGTCAACCACTTTTGACGTTGATTATACAGCAAGTGATGTTACAGATGTAACGGCTTCTGCTTACGATTACCTAGAACCCAATATTGGCAAAACTCTTGGCGGTAATGGTAGTATTTCAGGGATTGATGCGACTGTAGTTGGATATGGTAATGTAACTAATGGAACAGCAGATTATTTAACAACTTCTTCACAAGTAGCAGAATTAGCTCTTAGTGCAGCTATGGATCTTGTATTTATTAAGCATCCAGGATTGAAAAGTGATGGTACTGAATTTACTGGAACAATAGCAGTCACTATGAAGACAACCACTGGAGGAGCCTATCAACTTGCAATATGTACGTTAGCAAAAGGAAATGCAATTGTTCTTCCAACTCCTGCTAATGGGATTACATTTAAATTTACTGCTTCAGGGTCAGATGAAGTTAAAATAGAATATGCTACGATAACTTAATGGCGACTACTACAACAGAAGATCCCGTAGGGACATGGAGCAATATATCAAGCGCTCCCGGTACTAGTTGGTCTAGTATTTCTACTTCTCCAGGGACAAGTTATTCTATCAGCACTACTGTTCCTGAGTCTTCCTGGAAGATCTGGAAGTTGCTTTATTTTAATGCTAACAGTAGTCAGATCTGGAATGATTTAAATTACATGTGGGGGTAATATAAATGACAGTTAAAGAATTAATGGAAAGAGCTGGAAGCACAAATCAAGGGTATTCAATTGCATATTTGAAAGATGCTATGCGTGAAATAAATATGATGATTGAAGATAATGTTGTTTCGTCTAAGGCAAATCTCGTCAAGGACCAGAGATACTATTCTTTCCCAACCAACTTTATTTCGTTAAAGGATGTAATGATATATGATTCTGACGAAACTGAATATATAAAAATTGCCAGGGTTCTTGAAACTGACAATGTGGATAAGGACTTAGTATAATGGCTATTGATTTCAAATATTATCTTCGTGGAGGAAATCTCGCAATCATTGAAAAAGATACTTCCACTAAAATTTATAAAAGTCCTTCTGAGGATATAGATAGCGGATTAATGCTTGAGTATTCGGCTTTGCCTACGATACCCGATAGCGAAGACGATGATGTAGATTTGGCTGAAGAGCTTTGTTTGGCTACTGTTGAGTATTTAAAAGCAAAATTTGCTGAAAATGAAATGAATTATGAAAAGCGAAATTTTCATATGAACGAATTCAAAAGATTGGTTTACCAATATCAAAAAAACAGATTCGGCGGGATGAGAAGAGTGATGGATAAAGCTCCTTATGCATTAATATGAGGTCAATATGGCAACAACTTTAGTAAATCAAACAATCGCAGCAACTTATAAACAGCTTACGCATGTAGACGGAGGCTTTAGTTCAGCTGAAAGCAAGCTTTTAGATGGAGACGGCACAGAAGCAGCCGTAGAAGTTGGTACGGATAATATAAATATTTCAACCCATAATGGGGTAAACAAAGGATTAAAGCTACAAGATACGCTTGTTAGATCTAGCGGTGCGGAACTTAATCAATTAAAAGATAAAACAGTAGGTGGCAGCGGAGCGACGGATATAACGACGAATGCCGGTGCTTCTACTTTTAGTAATAAAACCATAGATGGAGGAACTTTCTAATGGCTAATAAAATCATATTCAAAAGAGGTGCAGACGGCAGCGTGGCTAATCTTGTCCCGGCAAGTAAGGGTGAACCGGTTTGGGGTACTACATCTAATAAATTATACGTAGCAAGTGGTACGAGTGCCGGAAACTTTGAATGGGTTGGTGCAACCATCCTTGACGAAGATGGGATGGGTTCAGACTCAGCGACAAAACTCGCTACACAACAATCAATTAAAGCTTACGTTGATGCTCAAGATTCAAATATAGCATCCGATAGTTTAACGTTTACCAATAAAACGTTTGACGTAGAAGGAACGGGGAACTCAATATCAAATATTGATGTCGCTGACCTTAAATCCGGGGTGCTTGATACTGATATAAGTTCAGTTTCTGTATCCGACGACACAGTTGCATCCGCTAAAGCAATTAAAACTTATGTAGATGCTCAAGTAACTGCACAGGATTTGGATTTTACAACCGATACTGTAGGGAATAGTGCTGTTGACCTCGACAGTCAGGTAATGTCTTTTGTTGGTGGTGAAGGAATGGATGTCACGCATAGCTCACAAACAATAACAGTTGCCGGTGAAGATGCTTCAACAAGCAATAAGGGGGTTGCATCGTTTTCAAGTGCTGACTTTGATGTTTCAAGTGGTGCAGTCTCAGTAAATAGTTTATCAAATTCCCAATTAGATAATAGTTCGATTTCAGTAACCGACGGAACGACTGCGAGTGATATTGCTTTAGGTAATACGTTGACATTTACTGCGGTATCAAATGAAACTGAAATAACTCAATCTGGTGGAGTAGTTAC